CGTTCAATTGCTTTATCTAATCGCTCAAGAACAAACATGCCTGCTCCTTCACTAAATACAAAACCATCACGTGACACATCAAACGGTTTGCTAATCTTTGAGCTTGAAAGCGCTGTCATATTTGTGAATCCTGCCACCGCAGTAACTGTGGTTGCAGATTCAGTAGCACCGGCGATAACAGCATCGCAACGACCTAGGGCAATGAGATGGGCGGCATTGCTCAATGCATGAGTTGCTGCAGCACACGCGGTGCAAATAATCTCAAGTGGTCCCTGAAAACCATACTTGATTGATATTGCAGCACCAGATGCGTTTGACATCATCATGGGTATACCTAGTGGAGAAACACGTCGTTCACCTTTTTCGTGACATACAATTATCTGTTCCTCTAATGTTCGAAGCCCACCTATACCAGTGCCAACTATAGTCCCTATACGAGATTTGTCATATGGTAAATCTCCAGATTGTGCTAGCGCTTCCGATGCAGCTGCTAGTGCATATTGTTCGTGACGATCTGATCTACGTGCTTCTCTTGGTCCTGGGAAATATGGTAAAGGGTCCCAATTCTCCACTTCAATAGTTTTACTACCTGAAGCACCCGAACCAAGAAGGCCTTCCCAAAACTTCTCTTTACCAATACCACAAGGTGCAACAACTCCGTAACCGGTTATAACTACTCTGTGCCCAATACTGCCCATATTATTTATATATATTACTTAATTTTTGAGATAATAAATTCGTAGGCTTTACCTACTGTATTAAAATCGTCAATGTCGGATTCAGGTATTTCAATATCAAATTCTTCTTCAAGCACCATAATAAGCTCAACTATAGCGAGACTATCGGCTTCTAAATCGTCCCTAAAAGAAGAGTCCATAGTAACTCTATCAGCGTCGACAAAAAGGATGCTAACAACGCACTTAACAAAACGATCAAATAATTCCTGGTTCACGTATTTCTCCTTAAATTTGTATTTCCATTATAGCACGCGCAAATAACTCTGTCTATCAAAAGTGTGATATAATAATTTTGAAATTTTTTTAACAAAGGATTATTATGGAAAATTTAACAAGAAGAAATTTTATTGGAATTATGGGAGCTACAGCTGGAGCAAGCGTTTTTAGCGTACTTACATCTGCCGAAATTGCTAATGCTGCCGGAAAGAGCAATACCTTGACTATTGGCACTGGGGCACAACAACACCCCGCCTCACCATGGACGGTTCAGGACACTGCCGGTATTGCCATACTGTCTTTAGTTGGAGAATATTTAGCCTGGCAAGGTGTTGATGGTTCTTTAGAACCGCGTCTAGCAGAAAGCTGGAAGCCATCTAAAAAGGGACAGTCTTGGACTTTTTACCTTCGCAAAGGGGTAAAGTTCCATGACGGAACAGAAGTAACTGCAGACGATGTTGTTTATACTTTTAAGTCACATTTAAATCCTGCTAATATATCAAGCCAAAAAGGAAATTTTAAAGATATTTTAGTTGAAAGCGGTGTAGTAAAAGTCGACAAATACACAGTACGATTTGACCTGTTATCGCCTAATGCAAATTTTCCATACACAGTAGCATCAACTACATATGGAGCAATTATAATTAAAAATGGTTCTAATGGTGGAGTTTCTTGGTTGAATAAAATGGTTTCTGCTGGACCATGGATCATGGTTTCACATAAAGAAAACGATAGAACAGTATTTAAAAAGAATAAAAATTACTGGGCTGGAAATAATTCATCTTTTGATTTTATTCAACTGAATACTTTTGCATCGTCTAGCGTAAGCACTGCTCCATTGTTAACCGGAAAATTAGATGCAATGTTAGCTGTTACACCGTCAATAGCAAAAAAAATATCAAAAAATAAATTTATTGTTCAGCAGATTCCATCTGCAACTGGATTGCATGTCCATATGCGTTGCGATTACGGTCCATTTATGGATAAGCGAGTTAGACAAGCAGCGGCTTTAGCATTTGACCGAGTTGGTTATGTGCAGGGTGTATTGATGGGTATTGGTGGTACGGTTGCAAATGATAGCGTAATGGATTCGTATCCATTTGCTGATAAATCAGTACCACAACGTAAGCAAGATCTTGCACGCGCAAGAGCTTTGATGGCAGAAGCTGGTTTTCCAAATGGATTTGAGGTTGACCTTTCATCTTGGAACAGAGAAGACATCACGCAACTAGCATTGGCGCTAAAGGATTCTTTGAAGAAGATTAAAATCAAAGTTAACTTAAAGATTGATAGCTCTGATGCTGCAAACTATTACAGCAGCAATCCTTATCCTTCTGTTAAGGGCAAAGTATTTGAATATGACAACAATACTTGGTTAGCTTCTAACTTAGGAATAGTTGATTGGGCAGGTCGTGGTGTTCCAGATCAATACCTAGTACGTGAGTGGCGTTCAACTGGCGACTGGAATGCAGCTCATGTTAATAGTCCAAAATTAGATAAGGCGATTGATACTTACTTGGGGGCTTTAACTCCAGCAAAACAAAAAGAAGCCTCTAAGTTGATACAGGAAGCTTCGTTGGAAGAAACTCCATACTTGGTATTATATAATGCCAATGTCTTAAACATTGTAAGAAAAGGTGTTTCTAATTTGAAGGTTAATTCTATTGGTCAAATAGACGCAACAAACGTTTTATAGTTAGAGCTCAAACTTGGTGAACTCTTCGCCAGTGTCTTCGTGGTTTTCAAATTGGATAACTCCCATTTCCTCGAAGCGCTGGCGAAGCCACTTGTCATTACGATCAAGTAGTCCAAGCTTCTTGCAGTTCGGAACAATTTTGGCAAACAGCATCTGCTGAAAAAATATTCTTTGTGGGTCATTTATAAATAATGGTATAACTTCACGCGGGTTAACTCCCATATGTTCCCAAACTTCTTGTTGTAAGAATCGGTCACGCATACGAATGCTTGCTTCAAAAGCAAACTCTTGACGATCTTTAATTTCTGCATCCGACATTCCGTCGTACACCTCTTTAAGGCTGAGTACGCCGAATGCAACGTGACGTGCTTCGTCGCTCATGACGTAACGCAACAACTTCTTGAGCAAAGGCTCATTAGTTAGTTGATGCATGTAACCGAACGCAGCAAGTGCAAGACCTTCAACCATGATCTGCATTCCAAGGTATGTCATGTCCCAACGACTGTCGGTAATAATGTCATCGAGCAGCATGCGCAAATGAGGATTGACTGGATACATGCCACCAATTTTTTCATTTAAATATTTAGCAAAGACTTCTACGTGACGAGCTTCATCGACGACTTGCGTGCTTGCGTATAATTTTGCGTCATACCAAGGAACAGTCTCCACAATTTTTGCGGTGCAGATAAGTGCACCTTGTTCACCGTGCAAGAACTGTGACAACATCCAACGACGACCTTCAATACCAAACTCAAGTGATTCTTTGTCACCCCATTTTTCAAGTGGAGTATCTATGTATGCAGACCTATCAATCCCTTCACCAATTAGAGCTTGGTCTTCTTTTATTACTTTTTCAATATCAACTTCTGTTTCCCACGGAAGATCTGTTTCACCGTTCCATTGACCAGTCTTCGCTTTTTCATACAGCTTGCGTAGTGGTGGACGCGTCAATGAGTAGTCCCACGTAAATATTGAATCAGAAGAATTTGTTACCGAATGGCTTAGTTCGTTTGGATCTGTTAGCTCAGTGTCTAGAATAGCTTCTATATCGTTTATGTCTAGGCGACCGATGATGTCTTCGTTTGTTTTTTCCATGCCAATATAGTAACACGTTCTTTTCATATGATATAATAGCCACATGGGAATGTTTGACTACGTAGATGTGAACTATGACTTACCTATGCCGGCAAACGCAAGTCTTGAGCATATTGTATTTATTAAAAATGCAATAGCCGCTGATAACTTTCAGACTAAAGACTTTGAATGCATGCTAGATGTTTACTACCTTGATAGAGATGGCTTTATGTACAACAAAGTTGGAGACCAATACAACGAGTGCTATGTTCATCAACATGTTAGATGCTATACTTATATTAAGATTCCATCCGAGGATGCTAGGTACTGGCTAGAATATGATCTTAAATTTACAGATGGAAAGCTTGAAAAAGCTACTGCTGTTGATTGGAATAAAATGGATGCATTTAAAAAGATAGATTTAGAACTTGAATAGGAATAATAATATGGGATATACAGAGATTTATAAAGAAATTTACGCAGCTTTGCAAAAAGATTCAATACCAACGGAAAATTTAAATGTTTGTGCTCGAAAAATTACAGATGCCATTTGGGATATTAAACTTTCAATTGATTATGGCTCTAAGTTTTCAAATACCTTAGAAGCTGTTAATAGGATTGTCAATGATCGGTTCAAAGCAAGAATTAAAGATAAATCAGTACCTCCAGTCTAATTGGTTTATAGACTAGACTTGCGGTTGTAACTTAACAGTAGAGTACATGAGTTTCCGATCCATGGTGTGAGGGTGCAATTCCCTTCAACCGCTCCATTTGGCCAATACCTGGTTACTATTCCGATATAACTTAAATATCGAAGGAGTCACCATGGCCGGCAAGAAACCAGCAAAAGTCAATTCAAGCAACAAGGCAGTACAAGAAACCTTACCTGGTAAAGCCACATATTATATGGCTGCTTTAAAAGGCGTTTTTCACATTTGCCCTAAGTGCTCAAAGAAAACTGGTCGTGGTATAGTATATGAGAACCAAAATGAGCTTTATTGCTCAAGAAGATGTATAAATGCAGCTTAGTAAAATCTCTAAGGATAAACTATTCTAATGGCTGAAAATATTTTTTTTAATGAGATCGGTCCTGGTGATTGGACTGGTGGGAACTTCAGGTTGCCAGAGGGATCAGACCCAAATGATCTTGGCAGTTGGAGGTATCATACTCCTCACACAAGTCCTAAAATGCACTTAAACTCTGGCTGGAAAATACATGGAGATTTTGGATCTCGTATGTCTCCTCAAGAAGCAGCAGGACAACTCGGTCTTGCTTTTAAGTCTCCACAATTTGATTTAGCTGAAGGTTTTATAACTGTAGACAAAGCTAAAAGAGCAGCTGCTAAAGCAAGAGTAGACGCTCTTATGAAAAATATGCCAACCCCACCAGGTGGATATAGCCATTTTGAAGATTTTGTAGGAACTTTTTTTGGTCACCATACACTGCGTAATGGTGGGTCAGGCATTAGACGTGGCATGATTCATCCCAACAGCCCAAACCCTGGTGAGGGTCTCCCTGATTATATTAACCCACTTGATATGCTTGGTTTCCAAGAAGCAATGACAGAATCTGGTATTGATTACAAGGTCAACCCAAACAAATACGAAGCGGGCAGACATTTTACTGCTTACCCACAATCTTTAGAACATAGAGATAGGCTTATCGGTATCTTAGAAAGAAAAGTTTCTTCAGGTGATCTTAATCTTGTCCCGCAAAATGATCCAGCTTACAGAGCAGGTTTGTCGGGTGGAGAAGGAGGTAAGGGTAATAAAAACCATCCACTAAGTACCCATATACAAGGGAGATTTACTACAGATTACGCAGCAGCTCCTGATGAAAATGGTGTAGTCGATTATGCTAAATCGGGAGATATTGGTCCACGGATCAAGCAGAGTAATTACTGGAGAAATAAATGATGAGCAACTAAGACGCGTTTCAAATCTAGCAGGACAAGACCCAGCATTTAGGGAAATATTACATGGGCCTACAGGTTACAAAAGCCCTTATAGAACAATAGAACAAATAGCACAGGATAGAAAAAGTGGTGCAATTGCCCCATCTCACGGAGCAAGGGGCAATGGTCTTTTTGAACCTTTGCCAGATGATACACCTACTGCACCAATCAATCCTTCTGAGCCACCAAAAGCAGGAGAACCTGTAAAGCCCGTTGAACCAGAAGTTAAAAAAGATAAACCAAAAGCTGTTATTGAAACAACTCCAAGCGGCAGACCAATGATCAAGGTCGGAACACCTGTAAAAAAGACAGAAGATGCTGATGCAAAAACGCCAATAAAAGCTGGAAAGCCTATTAATAAAAAAGCAGAAGAAATTTCAAAAGAAAGAAAAGCTGAAGGTTCATTTGATGAAGATGACAAGGTTTCAGATAGCGAAGAAGATGGTGGATCAGAAGATGCAGTTACTACTGCCGTCAAAGATATTAAAGATGTTGCTGAATCCGAAGGAACTTTGGAGGAAGCGCTTACTGAAAAAGCAAAAGAAAAAGTAAGAGATAAAATTGATCCAGTAAAAAAAATAGAAAAATCTATTGGCAAAAAAGTTGAAGATATTAAGGATGAATTACTTGACACTGTAATGGGTTCTTCTAACGCTGAAAGAGCAAAAAGATTAGCTTCTGCTGACCCAACGCCAGTTACCACAAAAACATCAGGAATGTTAAATAGACTGATTAATGCTTCTGGTAAAGCTCCAGGTTCTGCAGATACGCTCCTGCAAAAAGGTGCTCGTGAAGCTGTTAATGTCATTAACAAACCAGGCATAACTAGGGAATTATTAGAAAGCGGTGGAGATATTGCAAGGGCTATCGCTGGTGGTACTAAGAATTCTAAGAACCTACGCTTAGCCGGAGCAGCTACGTTACTAAGTGCTGCTGGTTATGGAATCGGTAAGCTGAAGAATGGTAGATCTAATGTCAATAAAGAAGAGCTTAGACCTAGTCCCGATGACGACGCCGCTTTAAGACGAAGTCTTCTCAATGACGGATGATTAAGCTTTTCTAACTACCTTTAACGCTGTAGCTGCAGATTCTAACATTCTTTCTAGGGTTGTTGCTGTCATAATTGCACTTCTAGGGGCAGCTTCTCCAGCTTTTCCTACAGCTCTTAATGATTCAGTAATAGCGTAGCTTCCTCCATCCCTAGCTGCTTTGGTAACGCCTTTTATAGCTTTAATGCTGGAAATACTTCCTATTGGAGCTCCTGCTCTTGCTGTTCTGTTTGCTTGGTTAATTGCTCTTTTCATCCAAGTGCCAAATGATTTAGCGACAATTGTTTGATCTGCGCTTTCTGCTGTCAACATAGTTGCGTTTAAACCTCCAGCATTTTCCGCTTCTTCTCTAAACATTTGTAGAAAATTTATTCCATGCGAGTCAAAACTTTTAACATTTGATTGCATTTGGTTAATTAAACTAACAGCAACACTTTCTTGCATATTTTCTGGAGCACCTAAGTGAGCAAGATAGGCAGCTTGTGTTCTGGCCTCAGCTACTGTAGCTACTCTTGACATAAGCCTGCTTTTTTCTTTATCACTAAGACTATAAAATTGTGGATGTCGTCCCAAAATATTAAGTGCGTCGTCATGAAAACCTGCAACTGTACCCGTACCACCAGATTTTACTGGAACTGGTAGACCATTTTGCGAATCGATTGAATCGATATATTGAGCAAAAGGTTGTGCGTATGTTGAGGTCAAAACTCCCCTGTGGGAGTAACCACTTGGCGGCGTAATCTCTTCACTATACCAAAGTTTTCGCCACATGTCTGTATCCGCTTTTTGCCCAGTAATAGGCCTTAATGTATGGTTAATATCTCCGCTCATGGCTTTTGAGACTAATCTCATAGTATCAGCCCTAGCTTCTTCTATTCCACTTTGTCTTAATCTAGTGGCTAATGTTTCGCCAAGATAATCTGCTACAGTATTGATATTAACCGGTTGGCCAACTGCGAGCGTACTGTCTGGGACTAACCCACCACTAAAGTGATCATATATCAATTGTGTTTTGTGACGCAGCTCGTCGTTGCTTATTAAAGATCTTCCAGCTTGTTCAGAAACTGCGTGTCCCAATTCATGAAACACTGTTCCCTCTAGTTTTGATATGACAGCTTGTGCTGACCTTTCGGGGCTTGAAAATGCAAGTGGGTTTATATGTATAAACCCTTCTTGAAGAACTGAACGTTTATATTGATTATTTAGGGTTGGAATATTTTCAATATCACCTAATTTTTCCATTGCCATTCGCATGTCTGGACCAACATTAAAATGATGACCTATTCCACCAACTTCTAAGTATTTAGGAAAACCAACTTGTCTTAAGCCTTCATTAGCGGCTAAATATATTGGAGTATTTTTTATTACGTCTTCTGCAGATACAACTTTGGGGTTTAATAGACCATCTTGTTGACTAAATGTAAATTTATATTTACCAAATTGGGCTTTACTTACTAGACTTTGTAATTGATTAGGCAGATCTTCTAGGCCTTGAGCTTTAAGCTGAGGCATAACGCTTCTACCAAAGTTGAGATCAATATTTGGAATTGAGGGCGGCAATAGGGGATCTACAGCGGTTCCGTTATTAATTCTGAGTCTTGGCCTAGGAGGATCAACTTTAATCGTTGGTCTTCTGCCATCAAAAATGCCCATAAAAAATCCTTTTTGCAAAAAGTCTATTATTATAGTACTATTAGATTATCCATAAGGAGATTAAACATGCAAAATTATTGGCTTTCAGATGTAAATTACCAAAAATCCGTAGTTAAAAATATCAAAGAAGCAAAAAGTGAGCGTATGCCAGGAACAGTCGCTCCAGCTGAGAGAGAATTTGCTGACTCTTTATTGGCAATTGCCAAAAAATACGGCAAGCTTTCAGACAATGATGGTAATGGGATTTGGGTAGGGTATGTTCCTAAGTCTGAAAACGATAACTATGAAATTGGAGTACGTTGCGAAAATTGCATTCTTCATGAATCAGCATCAGTTTGTAAAATTGTTAAACAAAAAATTGAATCTGGTGGATATTGCAGATTAGCGGCTATACCCGATGGAGTTGTGGGATCATCTCAAGATGACGAAGATAACGAAGAGGAAGACGGTGAGTAATGAGAGTATGGATTGACCAAGACTTATGCACTGGAGATGGACTATGCGCGGAGATAGCACCAGATGTATTCCACATGATGCCGGATGGTCTTGCGTATGTAAAAGAAGGAGACAAGATTTATGCGGCCGCTGTGGGGAACCCGGAGGGAGCAGAGGGAATGGCATCTTTCGCAGACGAAAGACTTCCTGACGTCATTGAAGCCGCCGAAGAATGCCCTGGTGAGTGCATCTTTATCGAACCATAAGGAGTATATTGTGAATCAAGAAAATTTTTACGATCCTGAAAAACCAGAAGAATATGTTTATGATCCTGAACTTATTGATTATGATGTATTTTTTAAAGATTTGTGGGAAAAAGAAGACAACTTTTTAAAGTCAGTGGGCGTTGAACCAACTAACAAATAGAGCTATTTTTGACCAATGCATGAAGTGCTCCAAAGTCTTGATTACTATTAGGGTTATCACATCTGGAGGGATTTTATGGAACAAGTTAAAAATATAATAATGCGTATTGTGGCCACTTTTGCAGCTTCTGGCCTTGGAGTAATTGGTGCAGGAACTATAGCTGGTGTACCACTATGGAAAGCTATCTTTATGGCTGGAATTGCTGGTGTAGCTACTGTTGTAGAAGGCTTGTCTAGAGCGTTTTTAGATGACGGTAAATTATCGGTTGCAGAAATTAATCAAGTATTTAATGGTGTGGATAAGAGCGCTAAAAAAGCCGCAGATGCAAAATGAAGAAAGTCGTCCTAGCATTTGGAATTTTGATTTTATCCGCATGTGGATACGATGGAGAATACAGATACTCTTGTCAGGACCCAGAAAACTGGGAAGCACCAGAATGCATTCCCCCGTTGTGCTTGGTAGATGGAAACTGCACAGAAACTTTACTTGGATTCAATCCAAACGAAACAACAACAACACAGGAGATAGTCGCCCCATGAAAAAACGTTTAACACCAGCAGAACTTGATGCTCGACTTAAGTTTGTGGTTGGTTGCGTTATGGCAACCGTTTTAACCCTTACAACTATTGGAGTTATTTACGCTCTTGTATTTGTTACACAGCCAATTGGTGCTCAAGCAGAAAATGACAAAATGTTTTTTAGTGTTTTGTCCAGCATTGCGACATTTATTACTGGAACACTAGCTGGATTAATGATTTCAACTGGTGGCAATAAAGAAGATAGAAATGGAAATGGAATTCCTGACGACGAAGAGTAATTAATGAATTTATCTCCAGAAATGATTGCATGGAATAACTGTGCTTTGGAAGATCTTTGGATTTTTGATAAATTGATTGTTGCCAAAAAAGCTGGTCACTTATGTGGACCACGTGGAACACCAGTACCAAGTCCTGGAAACTACTTTGTAAGACCAGTAATTAATATTGAGGGCATGGGTGAAAAAGCCCGTGTTGAATATATTGAACAAGATACTCTTCACCTCCACCCGGGTGAATTCTGGTCAGAAATATTTAGTGGAGAACACATAAGTATTGATTATGTTAAGTATGAGCCAATTTTATCAGTTGTTGGCACAAAACATAAAACACGTCCATACAGTAGATTTACTTATTGGGAAAAAACTGACAAAACACACCCACTACCACAATTCATGGGCTTAATTCCACTTAGGTACAATAAAATTAATTGTGAATTTATTGATGGAAATCTTATTGAAATTCATCTTCGTGGAAATTCAGATTTTTCATATGGCAACTCGTCAATGATCCCAGTTTGGAAAGACGAACACCCAGAAAACTTTGATATCGACTTTCATTACACCCATCTAATCAGAGAAGGGTATCACTTTATTAGTGATAACGGTGAAGAATCAGAACGCCTAGGAATTTGGGTTCGTTAAATATTCTTTAATTAAGAATATTGAATTCCATTCCATTTTTCTACTTTCCAAAAAGTGGTAGTAGCATAACGTGTTCCGCTAGTCACATAATTAACTCTATGCTGATAGTTTGCTCCAGCAGGGAAGTATATCATCATGCCAGCTTTTGGCTTAAAGGTCACATCATACTGACTAAAGTATAATTCTCCACCCTCAAAATCTTCATTGTAATATAAAGAAGTACTAAGATCTCTCCAAGATGCGCAAACCTTGTCTGCGTGTTCGTTCAAATTATCGCCAGTTTTGAATTTAGTTAAACCAGCTATTTCAGATAATGCGACTTTGCAGTCAAACACTTCTTCAAGAAGCAAAGCTGCCTTATCTCGATAAATTTTTATTATAGACACGATTTCTTCATTATTCGTAAAATCCAATGTTTCATAAGGAAACTCATGGACTGCGTCGGAGGTAAATATACCCGATTGTATATAATCGTTTATTTTTAACAAATCTTCTGAAGAGATAAAATTTTCATAAACATATATATTCTTAACGTCTTCTGTTTCTACCATTACGTCTTCATAGCCGTCATAGATGTAGTCGTGTGAAGGATTTTTGATTAAAACCATATTTCTATATTATCACATTTCTTTTTAAAATTCCCTTATAGGGTAAAATTGGAAAAAAATTTTGAGGCCCTTTTCTGTTTTGAGACTTTTTTCCCTGGCCAGAAATTATTTAGCTAAATTATATATGTCGAGTAACATGTCTTCTAATTCTCGATGAGTAAATAATTCCCTATTTTGTTTTGTCATTTCAGCTAGTAAAAATTCCACAGAGGTTTTAATACTAGCCAATTTAACATCTTCTTTATCAAGCAGGAGTCTGCTCATAATTAGTCCTCGTCGTTTTTAAGTAACTGGTGTGCGTAATGTACCACACAGGCAGTTATTGTTGAGGCTAAGGCAATCGTTTGGGTTGTTCCAGAAAGTGTGTAGTAAACAACTACGCTACCTGCAAATGTAAATGCAAGACCAGCAGTTATATCCCACAATTTCTTACCAAAACCTAACCAATTAAATTCTCTCATCTCTATACCCTCCTTGATATAATATTTAAATATACTATTTTTTGTAAAATTACTATCTTCATCATCTCCTGGGCCGGCAATCTCTCCAGCCATTTCTTCTTCTTCATTCTTTTTAGCTACGTTGTTGTTAGTACCGCTAGGACCGTTAGAGTTCCCTCCTCCAGAATTGCCTCCAGAGCCTCCAGGACCGCCTGTAGCAGCCCCAGCTGCTGTTATCGCAGCAACAGCTGTAGTGGCAGCTATAAGTGTTCTACGGGCTCCTACGTCGACCTGGGAACCAACGGCAACATAGTCATCAAAGCCTTCTCCATAGATGTCAACCTCTTCTTCAAGGGCTTCTTTAATATCGTTTGGTGCATTAGTAAGAGCTTCTGCCAATTGGGCTTCTTGCTCTGGAGTCACGTTTGTCACATCTAGGGCAGCAAACACTTCTGTAGCTTGATCTGGGGTTATGCTTTCTAGAACCTTAGGACTTGCCGAAAGTTCAGCTGACTGACCTGCTTCGATGCCACCCTCTTGACCTGTGATCAAGTCAACGACTTGTGATACTTGGTCATTTGTAATTGTGTCGGATTCCAACACATCTACGATGACTCCGACCGATTCAGCATCTAGTTCGTTACCCAAGACAGCAGTAAAGGTTTCAATCAAAACCTCGTTGCTTACTTCTTCGTCAAAGACCGCACCAAGAACAGTGTTCAACAACTCTGAGGTGAGTTCGTCTGCCAATACATCAACGATGAGGTCAATAGTTTCTGCATCGGAAAGGTCGCTGTCAAACACGCTGTCAAAGATTGCTTCTGTTTCTGACATGCTCAGGTTTGTTTCAAGCAAGTCTCCAAGTACGGTCATAGTGTCCGCAACCGATATATCTTCGTCAAATACGGCTGCCATAACTGTGTCTAGGTCGCCAGAACTAAGCGGACCATCAAAGATTGATTCTAAAGCCGAAACTATGTTCTCAGCAGAAGTATCTTCGGAGAATGCTGAATCCAAAACTGCCGTCAACTGTGCGCTGGTGATGTCTGCATCCAGCATTGTCGTTAGTGCTTCGGTGAATACATCTGCCGAAACATCTTCGGTGAAGACGGCTTCTAGGACATTGTCAAACTGGGTGTTGGTAAGTTCTGCGCCGAGGAGTGTGTCAAGAACAGCGCCAACCTCGTCAGCCTCAATATCAGTAGTAAACGTATTTTCTAGGATATTGTCCAATATGACTGTCGTGATTGGCTCGTTGTCTTCTATATCAACGACGGTATAATCATCTGGTGGAATTATTATTACTACCGTTTCGGGTTCTGTTGGGTCTATTCCAATTGGTTCTGAGTATTCTGGAATTGTCTCTGTTGGTAATTCAATTCCAGTTCCTGTTTCTACGGGAAGCGGCACTGTTGTGGATTCTGTTTCAGGCTCTGGGTATTGCGGGAGTGGCACTGTTGTACCGCTTGGGGGAGTCACGACGACAGGAGCGACAGTCGTACTGGTCGTAGTTGTAGTAGTAGATGAAGTGGTTGTCGGGTCAAGAACAGTTGCATCAACGGTTACTTCAGGACCATAGGTGCAACTACCAGTTCCAACCCCAGCACACCCAGCCGTCATTGCTTTGATGCCGAAACGAACGGGTCCGTATCCAGTCGTGACAGGATTGCTACCAGAGAACATCCCAGTGCTCAACGAGTAGTTGGTTCCTTGATTAGTCCAAACTCCCCAACCACCAGATGTTGCTCCACCGATTACGGTCAGGTCGTAGAAACTAACTGAGTAACCATAGATAGAAGCATTACTTGCCGCCGACGCATCCCAATCAAGGTCAACACTGCCATCTGAGTTTGCAACGGCAGTCAAGTTTGTGACTGGATTAAGATAAGCCGCAGTGATTGTGTTGTTGGACTCCACATACCCAGAGCCCGAGAAATTGTTTGTGTTTTGCGCAGTAGTGCCAAATGTGTTTCCACTGGCTGTGGAGAAAGAGTTTGCACTTACTCCGTTGTACACGGACGAGCCGTTATTCCAATTATTTGCAAACTGAATAGCTGTGGTGTTGCCATTGAATGTATTACCTGAAACCGTTTGGTTACCAGCGCCAACCGCCCAACTTGTCGGAATCCATGACGAAAAGTACACGCCAACACCGTTTGAAGTAAATGTTGAATTTAGAACTTGCTGACGGTTGAGCCCTCCCAAATATGCGCCAACCTGTGTGTTGCCTGTGAACTGGCTGTTATTTATTTTGACAAAGCGCTCGGTACGAATACCATAAGTATTTGATGTAAACGTAGAATCGTTCACATAAATACGATTTGAGTAATCTGTGTCCGTAAGGCTTAGGGCATCAGGTGTGTTGCCGTGGTCAGAGGTAATTGCATAACCATTATTGGTGAATTGAGAATTATTGAATGTGGTCACTCCACCGCCGCCTTGGTAGAAAGCCCACGATGAATGATTGGAAATCTTTATACGATTGAACGTCATTGTTCCGGAGGCGTTGTAAATCAGACCACCGTTCCATGACACATTTTTACCTTGTTTGAATGTCATGTCCTCAATAACAATCGTTCTTGAGCCATTGTTATAAATTGCTCGGTACAAATTGTTGCCATCAATAATCGTCGTAGCCATTCCTGTGCCAGTGATTGTTATGTCATCAGTAATTGCGGGCAGGTCAGAAGTAAGGGTGATTGTTCCAGTGTTTCCTGGAGCAAAGGTAATCGTGTTAATAGTGGCTGAAGCGTTTGCTGTAGTGATGGCCCAACGTAAAGAACCAGAGTCAGAGGTATCTGAGAGATTTTCAACAATGACAGATGTTGGGGCTGGAACCGTGATTGACGCAGCCGAGTTTGCCGTTAGTGAACCAATTGAGTTTGTTTTGGTTACGGCTACTCGTATTTGTTTTGCAACATCACCCGAACCAACCACGTATGTTGAGGATGTTGCGCCAGATATATTTGTCCATGTGCACGAAGAGGGAGTACAGGATTGCCACTGATAGGTTGTCGCAGTTACAGCAGAGCCACCGTCACCCCAGGTTCCATCAACTGCGGTCAGAGTTTCTCCATACTCAACAGTTCCAGACATTGATGTTCCGCCAGATGTTGTTGGAGCAGTGGCCCCTGCAAGTAGAGTAAACGACTGGCTCACCGTGGCTGCTGATACATATGAGTTATTAGAAGAACTGTTTGCGGAGATGGTGCAAGTTCCTGTTTGACTAGCCAAAACCGTCACCGTTGCAGTTGAAGTTCCACCACTATCAGTTGACGAGCCAACGGTGCATTTGCCTGTAGTGCTGGATGTAAAAGTAACCGACAGTCCAGAAGTGGCAGTGGCTGAGACAGTAAATGTCTGGTTTGACGAAGAGGTAACTATGTCGGCAGGCTGAGCGAAGGTAATAGTGTTTGCGCTGGCTACAGATATTGCTGAGTCGATATACATTGATGCACCAAGGACTTGACCGCCCGTTGCGTCATAGGAACCATTAACGAACCTAAATCTGTAATAACCAGTAGATGGGACTATGCCGCTAGACGTAACCCAACCTTGGTTTTGCCCGCGTCCATATGAAACCAAAGTTGAAGTAGCACTGGAGCCATAGTCGTATGAGTTCCCACTTGCAGAAACCTCAACCAAGTACCCGTATGCTTCGTAGTCGTCACCACCACCAGCGGCGGCCCAGTCAAAAGAAATTGATTGATTTGCCGTGGCAGGAAACGGCTCGGTCCATATCTCTGGCCCAAACGCCGAACCGTATGTTCCATGACTATCACAAGTATTGCCATAGGAAATAGTGCCAGAAGAGAAGAGACGAATTACTCCACTACGTCCACCATATGCTTCTCCTGTAGATGTTGAGTAGGACAGGTTCTGGGTAGTCGCTTCCTGGCCTTCGTACAACTGCTGTTCTCGCGTGTAGTTCTTGTCGGTTACATAGGAGTAGGAACTATTGGATGCGGAGTCGGTGCCAGTCATCGTGTATGGACCAATCCCCTGCTTGCCCAGAACCTTGCATTGGGTTCGGCTTGCCAACGAACCTAGGGTTACTTTTGCCGCCGCAGTTGACTCAAAAACCGGGGACAGTGCTTGGGCTGGTGTAGCTACCGGCATAAACATGGCTATCGAAAAAGCTGGAACTAATATCCAAGCCCCTTTACGAAAGCGTATGCGACTACCACGGTCACTACTTTTAATTTTTTTCAGCGCATAGCTGAGCTTATCAAATATATTCAACCGACATCCCCTTCAGTTACATACCCCTAATAGTAACTAAGGGGTAACAAAAAAGATCCCCAACTTAATTAAAAGTCAGGGATCTTTTACGCTACTGAGCGTCGGTTTCCGTAGAACTAATTTATCATACTTTTGTTGCTATGACACCTAGATTTGGAATATCTTTTCCAAAATCTTTTTTAGTTTCTTCAGGCAACATGTCATCATCAATATCATATTGCCAAAATCCAGCGTCAAAACCTACAGCGTTCATACCAAGTGCCTGAAAATCCTTAACTAATTCTTCTTGTGACCACATACTCTGGTGCTGTTGCAAGATATTTGAATCACATCTACTAGCAGGAGTAAATATAAGAGCTCTCATTGCCCTAAATGATATCTGACCATCTGCCCACATTTTTATAACCTTACCAACATCTGTTTGTATCACCTTAATTTTTCCACCACGCTTAAGTTTTCTAAGCATTTGAAGTAAGAAAGATTTATACTGCAGTACGGATATATGCTCAAGGGTGTGTGACAAGAAAAACTCATCTACAGTTCCATCGTCACAAAATGAATCAAGGTCCATTATGTTGGCTTCTATATCACAAACTTCAGCTAGATTAACTGTCTTATATTCTGATCCCTTACCGATACCGCCAAGGTTAAATTTAATTTCTTTCATATTTACTCATCTCTCGTATGTATATTAAGTTGTAGCCAATTCATATGGTAAAGGCTATTTGGTAGAACATCTGGCTGCAATTCAGTCTTCCATAGACAATAAGGAAAGCTTACCTGATCCTGATAAGACCAGTCTAAATTTTGCTTATGCCACAAGGCGCCGAGTGCTTTTATTTTTGGATTAGTCATGTCTCTAGCAGAGACGCCACAAGCATAGAGGCCGTAGTCTTCTGGGAAACCTTCTGACCTATAAAATTCACACTGTGCGTCTAATGGTTCGTTTACATACTTGAGTGGTCTTATGGTTGCTTCGCCGTAAGCACAGTGTCTTCCTGGATTACCTAGGGCGTCTGGATGTGGAGAGGCTACAAAACCATTCTTCATATAAGAAAGAATTTCTGAGACAAAATTAGGATTGTATATTTCAATCTCTCCATCAATCCAAATAAAATATTTATATTTGTTTAGTACTTCAATTGAATGAGGGTCTAATTTTGGTCTTTTTGATCTTCTTCTGTTGTCCAAATGAGCATCTGATTCTGGCAAATAATGGACCTGCCATGGAGAAGATATATTAAATATAGATTTGCCATCAGTAAAGTAGATGTAATCAACACCGGGTATAATCACTTGTCTAGTTGCATAATCATACCCACCAGTTACCGCAGTGCATATAACTGTATTGCCAAACCAATCTGTTACCATATCACAACTTTCTTGCATCTACTTTTAATATATAATCTTGTTCGACTACACTTTTTGCCGTATCGACCTTTAGCAAGCCAAACTCATCTGCTTCAACAACATCAATAATCTCAAGTCCAAGATTTTGAAAATCATCGATTAACATTCTACTAGTTAAGCCAACATAATGAAAATCGTATCGGTTTGTTTGCCCAGCAAAAAATATTTGTTGCATAGCTCTGTCTCCTTCAAGAGAATTTAAAGCCAATAATTTTTTACATGCGTTGAGGAAGTCTGGTACCTCTATTCTTATAGTGCCGCCAGGCTTAAGTATTCTGCACCATTCTTTTAGTGCGTCTTTGTATTCTCTCCAAGGGAAGTGCTCAAGACATTCAGAGCTATAAATAATGTCTGCATGATTATCTGGCAACGGTATATTTCTTGCGTCTGAAACAATATCCACATCATAACACTTTCCATCAGTAGCGTGTAGATAAAATGGATCTATATCTACATGCACCCAATCAGGACCTAGATAAGTTCTAGTTCCTATTACAATCTTAACGCCTTCACCAATAGGTATTCTTTCTTGTTTCATTTTCTACCTATAATTCTGCGTGATTGGGTATGGCATTGTTTTGATTAGTCTATCTGTATATTCATAACATAGTGGGTGAAATATCTCAATAAGTATTTCACCCCAATCTATTGGGTATCTTGTAACCACTGTATCAGCAGCTTCTCTACTACTTTTTGCTGGAAACTTTTGTAAGTTGTTAAACTTTACATCCATTATATCGAGTAATGTATTGTACCATTTTGTAGTAAATTCTGTATTAGGTTTGAATATATATAAGTCATTGGTCATCAATTTGTCCCAGTGTTGACCAAGCCAAGGTCTTTGCTTTGGGGTAACGCTTAATTCAAATTCATCTTCTGGTGCACCAATGCCAAACGCATCAGAGGATTCAAGTTGTTCAAAATATGGGTTCCAATCCCATGAACATGGTTTAATGTCAGTATATCCACCACCACGGTGATGCATGAAGTATGTTCTAAGATAATCTGCCTTATGTACATCGGAAAGATATTGATACCCGGGATGAAGGGGGTGTTCATCGAGTATAAAGTCTTGTAGATTTTCATTGGTTACTAAAATATAATTAACCTTAGAATTATTTTTTAAACTTTCAATACCGTTGATTCTATTTTTATTCATCACTAAATTATTAGTGCCGACCCAAAAAGAATATAAATTTCTTTGTAACATGTTTAAAACTCTGTAGTTATAATGTGACCATTAATTTGATCACTCGGTGGAAGTTCTTTTCTTACGAGGACTCTTTGCACCCATCTGTCTGTGCCATCATATCTAGCTTGGAATGGTTTGCGGCCATGAATAGTATTCCTATTGTCTATAACTAATAGATCACCGGTCTTCAAGACAATCTCTTGCGTACATTGTTCAATTGCCCACTGAACCTCTTCCAAGAGTTCTTTGGCAATCCAGCTTTCGCCCTTGATAACTGTCACATCATAGGTAAAACTAAGTCTACCATTAGCGCCCTTGCTTATTATGGAGATTGGTATTTCCCTATCTTCTTCCCCATTTGTTCTAAAGCTAAGATCTATTCCTGTTGTAAACATTTTTTCCATAAGCATGTGTTTGCTTGCTGTACTCACATGCTTCAAAATATCAGGCAAACTAGCGTAGGTTGTAATAGCCTTTGGGTCACCTCTCAGACACAGCAATATGACGTAGTCTGGCTTGTAAGGATGGAATGCTGTTTCGGTATGCAGCCCAAGCTCAACCTTAGACGAGGTAGAAATTTGCTGGCTCTCAGTCTTATGAACTGGAACTATATTTTGTATCAATTGACCTTGCTGTTCTTGGGCATATGAAATCGGATGCCCAAATTCGTAAGCATACTTAAGCAGAGTTTCTGCAGCTATTTTTAAGGAATTTTCTGCGGTTGAAGAAGGAAACGGAGTAGCCGGCGTTTTAGGCACGTGCCCAATCTCAACGTCTTTAAAAAGAATTATACCCATGACAAAAATTATATCATAAAGCCTTAGGTATTAGGAAGTATAGTTTCATTAAATTTTCAGCGGTTATTGAAAAAACATAGTCAGTTCCATCAACAACTTTTACGTTAATTGAATGAGCTTCTACAAGCTCCCCTTCTGTGTTGATCATTGTTGCTATCTGACCAATAGTTATATTGGAAACCATCGGCATAAATCCGCTAAATGAATTATCATCCATCATAATAAGGTTTTGATTTTCCTATTTCAATTTTATTAAACATCCTATTACCAATCTCAAACCCGCCCATGAGACAATGAGCTGTACATCTATTGTCCCAGATAACTAAATCGTTTTCTTTCCAATCTAAAGAAAAAATATTATTCTGCTCTTCAAATAATCTCAGTAGTAGATATGTATAGTCAGACCATTTGTCTTGGTCTTTACCAATCGTAGTTAAGCCTGGATAGTATACTGAAGTGTTCCCGGTTTCTGGATGAGTTCTTAATGTACGGTGAGAATGATTTTCCGTTGCAGTTCTTCTATATATTGGATCATTTATATTATCGGCACACCATTGAAGAGCAACTTTTATATTCTTAATAAAATTAATAGTTGTTTCATCTAAAAGGGTATAAATTTTCTCTAAATCAACCCACCTAGTTTGACCACCAGTAACACTTTTGTCAAGCTTAAACATGTGAAGACAATCTATATCTGCCACTTCTTCTAGCCAAGAATCATCTATATGCCAACGAGCAAATTGTTCAGTTGAATTTGGAACGGGTAGCCCTTGTGATTCAAACAAATCAAACAATGGTTTATGATCTACGTCCCTTAAATATCTAAGATGGTTAAAGTTTGGATAAAAGTGTTCCATCAATTTTAATTGAGAGTCAAAATCTGTTTCGATACCTCGAAAAACTAATACCTTATGCATTAAAAGTTCTTGGTATAAACTTTCTGAATTATCCCAGATATCCTGATAGGTCTTACCTTCGTAAATTTTTCCAAAAGCGGTCATAACTACAAGTATACCACTATCTAATTAGTTATTTATCACACTAACTTGAGAATAAGATATATCTCTATAGCATGTAGTGCAAGGTACATAAAGTTTAAAGACCAGCCCTTAAAGGAGGTCTTGTTAATATGCCAGTGCATATTATGTGGGCTTTCAACTCTAAGATTTTGTCCTCTTCTATCTTCTCGATGTTCATTATTCGGTGAGCATTCTTCGCCATTACCTTGATGGTGTTTTTCGTTTGTGCAATGCATGATTATTTTCCTTTACTAATTTTTCTAAGAGTCTTTGCAAGAGAAGCTTGCTTGCGAGTAAGTGGACTATACTTGCCTGGGTTTTTTGATACGGCAGCTGCCATACCTGCTACAGATTTGCCTGCCTTCTTTGCCTTAGCGGTAAAGGCACCAGGTCTTTTAATCGCACCTTGGATCCACTTTTTATCTTTTTTTGCGGCCATTTACTATTTCCTTTTGCTTTCTGTTTGGCCTAAAGTCAATCATAGAAACTTGTGCATGATCATTAATGTGTGAATCTATTTTGTGCTCAAGAACAGATATGTCTGAATCGATATCGGCAATATCTTCTTTAAGAGAATCCAAACTATCCTTAACAAAGCCATGGTCTCTAATATTTTCTTTTCTGCCTTTTTCAATTAGCAAAACGAGCACGCTGAATGCCCCAGTTACAGCAGCTGCCCAAATAATCTCCATTAGAGGCCAAGCAATTCTTTAACTTTTGGTCCTACAACCGAATCTGCTGCTAGCTTATTGGCAACCTTAAATGCCTTGACGGCTTCCTGTAGTGCTGCAGACATCGTTCCATCTATATTGCCATTATAGAAACCCTTAGCCTTCAAGGCTTCTTGGAGAGCTGTATGCTCTCCGCGGGCTCCTGCTGCTGTTACGGGAGCTCCTGCTGGCTTTGCCCAGTTATTCTTCTCCATCCATTCTGCAACTGCTGGAGGAGGGGTATCGCCATTAACATATCGAAGATGCCATGGCTCAGAAGGTACAACCTCCCAAGAAAAACCAAACTTCTTTACATTGGCGATCATCCAATTAAGGCGCTTTGCTTCTGATGCATTAGCAATGTCAACTGCCAAACCGAGGTTATGCTGGCTCTTACCTGGCGTGGCCAACATAGCCATTCCCTTCTTAAGATACCAAGTCTTTCCTTCAAAGGATTTTGTACTTGTTCCAACTACTGGCTCAAGCTGATATCTTTGTTTAAATCCGGCAAGCTGACTTTCATAAGTGCGGTATGTGTCACCTGCTGAAGTTGGCTTGAGTTCTATGCCATCAGCTTTTGCTGCTTCATCCATTGCATTATAGGCAGCTGCTGCAAGCCAGTGCATCTTTCCGCCAGCTTCAATTGGACGGAGCAAGTGAGCTGGAAGCTTTCCTGGTTCGATTCCCTTTAGGTCTGCTGGCAACTTAACCGGAACAATATAATCCCATGCAACTTTGCTCATAGTCATTTCCTATCTGTTATAAGGTCTCATATATTAGTAACTTTTATTTATTAAAAAGCTATTATTAGTCAGTAAAAAACCCCCACCATATTTGATAGTGGGGGTTTAGTTATTTACTTCTCTTCGGGTTTTTTTCTAGCCTTCTTAGAAGCAGCTGCCTTTTTAGCAGCTGGCTTTTTTTTAGCTGGCTCCTCCTTAGGAAGGGGCGCCGAAGTTTGCAAGTATTTTGACATAATTTAAAATTACTTTTTCTTCTTCTTCTTATCGATTGCTGCTTGGATAAATGGTGGAAGCTTCTTCTGCTTTGGAGTCATATCCATGCCTGTGCCTGCCTTTTTCCCAGACTTCTTCATTGGTGCCTTTGCTGCTGCCTTTGCTGCTGGCTTTGCTGCTGGCTTTGCTGCTGGCTTTGCTGCTGGCTTTGCTGATTTTTTCATTGCCATTATATTCTCCTATTTGGTTATAATAAATTATTTCTTCTTACTTCTTGCTGCTCTCATATTATCTATGAGATTAGGATATGGTCGACCTGCTGCCTTAGCCATAGCTTTTGCCTTTGACTTAGCTTTTGGAGAAAGTTTTTTTGGCTTTGCTTTTGGACTTGGTTTGTCCCAAACTTGTTTCTTTGTAGCCATATTATTAGCAGTCCCACTTTCTTAATGATAAGGCCTTGCGTGTTGGCCTGCCCTTGGAGTCTTTCATTGGCCCCTTCATGCCACCCATCCTGGCACAGAATGATTTGCGTCTGGCAGCAGCTTTTGGTGACTTGGCAGCTTGTTTGGCTGACACTGGTGGCTTAAGGGTACCACCTGTTTGCTTTTTGTAGGACGCACGTCCTTTGGCGTTTAATCCACCTTCAGGGTTTTTCCCTGCCTTACGTTGCCAAGCTGCAGTTTTAGCCATTACTTTTTCTTCCTTGTTTTATTTTTCTTAACTTTAGAAGACTTAGCTGACTTTGGCGCTTTACCTAATTCAATGCCGTACATAGAATTATTTTGCCCCATCCTAGGACCAGCTATGTAGATCTTACTTTTTATTACCATTGTCTTTCCTTCTATCTATACTTTCTGCAATATCGTGCAGCTTAAATATCAGTAGCCAAAGTATACGTGTTAAACTAAATCTATCTTTAGTCATTTTTTATCTTTCGTTTCAATACTTTGTTTAGGTTTGAAATCTGGTGGTGCACCCAATTGCTTCTTGGGTGACACCCCACCTTTAGTTATTTTTCTAAACTTAGCTAAAGACATAGTAATCGAAAATAATTACTTAGTTGTCTTTTTTGGGCTACTCTTTTTTGCGCCTGCTGATTTAGGAGCTTTTGTAGAAGGCTTCTTTGTTGCCTTTGAGGCATCTTTAACGGCCTTGGCTACTTCCTTCTTTGCGTCCTTGACAATATTTTCTGCGGCTTCCACTGCAATGTCAGCAACAGCATCTGCTTGATCAGCAAATTGGTCGATTAACTTAGCCTGAGCTTTAGCTACAGCACTGTCTGCTTTGATATTTTGTGCCTTGAAAAGCATTGCTTTTATTTTAATTGCTAGTTTCTTAAACATTTTTACCTCTGTTTTAATATTTGGATTTATATTATACCTTTATAATAGTACACTTGCAAGTCAACAACGCAATTACTTGCTCTGTTGGGCTTCTTTAATAAGTGTATATCTTTCTCCAGTTTCTTTAGAAACTAAGGAAAAACCATAGGCTGCAGCATCTTTAACAGCCTCAGAAAAAGCCTCTCTATCCAGAGGATCAATCCCATCAAGGGGGATAGTGATGCCCGCATAAACGTCTACGTTTTCAAAGTTGCCAATATTAATCTTTCTGTTTACTCCACATATGAATATGGGGCTACTTGACAGGGAAATCTGACCTGTCATATTTGACACAGCCTGATCTATTGGTGATCCATTGGTCTCTTCAAATGCATTTTTAGTTATCTTAGGCATAGGTTACTTCTTTCATTGATTTAATAAAGTTGATTGTTTCTTTGACTTGATCTTCGATAGACATTGAATCTGTTTTCATCACGATTGATGCCACTTCTTTAATGTCATTAATCTGGCTTTCTGATGAGTGCGATAACTCATCACCAGACATTAGCTTACCATCTCTTTTCATGAGTCTACTGTCTAAAGTATCTTCATCAGCATCAAATACAATCACAAAGCCATTTGGCTGTTTCAATATACTCTTTGCTTCGTTTAGGTAACGGACATCAGAGATGATAATACCAAAGTCTGATTCAAAATCAGACTCTTCATTTTGTTTTATGTATTGTCTATATATTCTATTTGCTTTTATGATTGCCCATTTTGCGAAACAGTCAGCGTCAAACTCTCTGCAAATGTCTCCAGCTTTCTGAAGAAATTTTCTTGGCTTTAGCCCCTCTGGTTCTATTGGCAAGCTTTGTATTTGTTTTACCTTTTCGGTAAATTCTTCATAGCTTGGAATGTTGCCTATAGCCGACCCACCATATACATCAAACAAGATATCATGTATAGCATATAACTTTCTTGATTGTTCGTTGACGCCTATTATATTCTTTTTAACAGAAGCCATTTCATATAACGGAAGCGCATAGAATATGTGGTCCCACTTAATTGATCCTTGGGTTGATTCAATAGACCCCTTGGGGACTATCTGCTCGGCTACAGTAGTTTTTCCTGAACCAGCTTTCCCAGCTAGGCCCAGTATAATTGGTTGACCATTTTTGATTATCGATTTGCTCATAGATAATATTGTATCACTTATCCAGTTCAGATTCTTTTCGTATCTGAAGTTGATCCAAAAATTCATTTGCCAAATGATCAGGTTCCCAAACTAAATTTCTTGGGACTTGCACTAATCTAAATCTATACTCTGCTCTTATTTCTTCAATGGTCATAAGGAGCGGTAATAGCGATAGGTTTTTACACTTCCATTTTTTATTAACTTGGTTTGCTACAACTGCAGAGTCGGTATAGATTATCGGATCTATAAAATCAGACATAATACATATTAAAAGACCAGTTATTACTGCCTCGTATTCTGCCTCATTGTTTGTTCTTCCGCCAAGTCCTCTTGCAAATTGGACTAACTTCTTTTTATTCTTATACACGACTGTAGCACAGGCAGCTTCCCCCATCTTTTTTTGCCCTTGCCCCCTTGAGGCTCCGTCGCAAAATACTTCTATATTCATTAATCAATCTTAATATTAAAAGGGATGTTATGTTTTTTTGCCATGCTTGTTATATTATTTTCTTGACTCTTACTTGAAGCCATGTGCGTGGTAGTTAAGAGATAAAGATCTCCCTTGTACTCTATTTGCATTGGGAAATCTAACTTATCTCTTTTGGAAGAAAATAATTCGTTTGATTTATTAACTGATTTATAATGACCTATATACATGTGATGTCCTTAAAATGTAGAAAAATCTCTCTCTAAGAGAAATCCTTTTTCTTCTCTAGAAGAAGCTACCTGCATTGTTTGTACTTTATCCATAAGTTTTCTAGAAGACTCAGAAGATATTCTGGCCGCTAACTCCATGGACTCTGCCAATTCTACGATTGCTTCAACTGCTGCTAACGCAGTGTACTGGTTATCCGCAGCTGCAGCTGCAGCCGCTTCTCGTTCGGCTTCATTCTTCCCTATTCTATTCGCCTTATAAACTCTCTTATACTGGGCTTCAAGAAGCTTATATTGAGCTCTTGCAATGCCGGCAAATCTTGCAGCTCTCCCATAAACATTTGAAGATCTAGCAACCAAAGACCCAAGATCATTCAGCGTAAGATCAATGTAGTTTGTATCTGGTATCTCTACATAGTACTTTTCTAGAGCTATAGGATCTGAAAAAGTTAATACAAGTTCTTCCAACTGTGGATTTAAAAAATCTGATAATTTAATTAAAAGGTTTTTATGATTTAACTCAGTCATCTTTTTCTTTTTCTTTCTTAAATGATGTCAAGAACAAGTAATCGTCCATGCCATCTTCCAATATGATTTCGTGTATTTTTCTTTTTATTTTAGATAGATGTTCTCTTACAGTATTAGGATGTTCAGTTATCTTAATAGCTATCTCAGAAGATCTTTTGTTATCTATAAATCTCCACTTAAGCAGTTGCCTTTCTTGCACTGTGAGTTGATCAAATGGCGGGTTTGTTTCCTCCCCCGAAATCCAAAACTCATCAACATCAGATGCAAATAACAGGTCTATTGTAGCATACTCTATCGTGTCTACATAAGCTCCACCCTTGATACTGTCATCAGAATCTCCATCTCCAGACATATCATCTTGGGTCAGGAGTGGAAATGATTTCCTTCCTAATTGATCAATTAAAAATGTATCTACATTCTTTTTCAACAAATATAAAAAGTAGCTATACAAAAATGCGCTGAATGGTATAGGACCCTTTTCTGAATCCTTCTTCTCATACCTTTTAATGCATTGAAAGAATGTTAATCTTACAGTTTGTTGTATGTCTTCTTCTGAACAATACCTTTTTACCATGTAAAGAATCCCGGCTAATGCATTCATTAACATGCTTATAACCTGCTTGATTAAGCTTGTTCTTCATCAGCGCGTATCTTACGAATGTGTCTTTGACAAACAAGGAAATAAACCTTCTTATATCGTAGTCACTGTAGCTATACTTTCCGTGTGTATAGCATGGTAACATACTTGCTCAAGAAGTTGTTAAACACCTTGAGTAATTCTTCTTGCGATTTTTCAGATCCACCTTTAGCTTTTGCGATCAGTGCCTGCATCTCTTCTTCTTCGAGCTTGTAATATTGCTCTTTAAAACTTGCCATTACTTTCCTTCCCATATCGAAAGCTTGTCCATGTAAGCACTTCGTATGTCTTCATAAAAAATTACGTGAGGTATACCCAACTCTTCCGCAAACTTTATTGCGTCCGATGAGTATTTACTTATGACAAAGGTAAGTTTATTAAATTCTTCTGGATAATATTTTTTAAACCTTTTGATTTTAATCTTGCTTTTGTCATCCAGATATCCTTTTACTTCAAACCACTCTTCGGTTTCCGTTAAGTAAAAATCTGGTATATATCCCTTAGTTCCCCTTTTTATTGGAAATGAAAAAACCTTTGGTTCAAATTCAAATTCAATTGAATAAGCCCTGAAGATCCTTGCAATGTTTGCTTCCCAATTAGATCTCATATTTAGGTTTAGATCTTCTCTGAAACCTGACTTCGTATGCCTGTACGCATTACCCTTCGTGTTCTTATCACCAGCAGCAGTAGGAATTACTTTTTTCTTCTTGCCAAATTTAGGCAGTGTTTTTTTAGGAGACCTTGAAAAAAAATAATCCTCTGGGCTTGCACCGACGTTCTTCATCTGATATCCTTTACGGCTGTAAGGTAACGCTAATAAATATTATACTTTATATTTAACAAAAAAACAAGCAAAACAGGAGAAAGTAAAGAAAATGACCATTACAACTACAATTTTCAACAGCATGAGCCAGAATATCAATGATTCTGCAGTAAATGAACTCACCGCTTTTGGTGTAAGCCAGGACGAAGCAGTCAAGTTTGTTCTTGAGTCTGACTTTGACTTGGTTCTTTCAGCTGACGAAAACCCAGTTATCCAGTTCTAATAGATACATTAATTGATATCAGCCCCCTGGGAAACCAGGGGGCTTTTTACTATGCCCTATTAAACTTTCTCAGTCTGACAGCACCAGTAGCACATGCTCCACTCTGAGCGTGGTCGCAGAAAGAACAGACTCTTTCGTTCTTTGTTGGAGAAAAATTAACGTCATTCATTATTGTATTGATTCTATCGATAAGAGAACTCTTAGCAAGTTCCAAATCTTCTTCTGTGTATTCGTGAGATTTGATTCTTCCAGTTCTTAGATAGTGAAGAGAAGCCTTGATCTTACTGCCCGGAAATAACATTGATGCTGCCAATGCATATATACCAAGTTGCAAGTTCTTGTGTATGTCTTTAGCTGCAACCTCACGTTTACCAGTCTTGTAGTCGACGATTTCTACAGTATCACCATTGATATCTACCCTGTCTATGAACCCATTTATAGAATAGTTTCCTAAAACAAAACTAAATCCAAGCTCCTTTTTATGAACATTAAAAGTAGTTCCACCGTACAGGTCAAAGAAGTCATCTAATATAGTTGCACCAGCGTCGAGCAGAACTTGAGGGATCTGGTTGTTGGGGTTGAAAGACTTATTATGCTCTTCGTATTTCTCAATTAAAGAACTATGTTCTATTGGAGTAACGTCTGAAACGTTATCTTCTAATACCGAGTGGATTATATTTCCGAAGAATTGCCGGAGCGTTGAACTGTCTTGGTTCTTTCTTTATGTAAGAAAAAAAATACTTTGATGGGCACATCTCATATGTGTCTATTCTTGAATAACTAAAATCTGTTAAAGTTAGTTTCTGTAGTGGATCTATATCTTCTATTAGTTGTAATTTCATCATTCTCCATCGACATCTTCAGATATCGGCTTTCCTTGTTCGTCACACTCTACACCATCTTCGTTTATAATTTCTCCAGTATGTATATTTTTGTACATACTTTCACCAAATGATCTCCAACCACTATCGCCTATCTCCATGAAATCATCTTCTAAATATGGCCAAGACATAACTCTCCTAATCTACTGAAATAACTGTATTGTTTACCGAATCTATATTGAAATAGTAATTCAATAAACCATATACATCATGTAACTCTTCTTCTGTAGCATAAAAACCAACCACTCCCAGCTGCAAAAAGAAGCTCTGAGTATCTCCACCCTGATCGTATTCAATCAGTTTGACATTGTTTAATAACATTCTACCGTTTTCTTTTCCTAACATATTAATCCTCGTAAATGCTAACTGGGTTCCAGTTTGGATCACCCATCTTGTTTCTCATATCCTTTAGGTACGAATCCCAGTCTCTTTCATCTTCTGACTTCTTTTCGTATCTAACGTTTCCCTTAAATGGATTTGCCTTGAACCTAGACATCAAGACCTTCCCACTCTTTGTCTTCCAGCGGAGAATTCCATTCTTGCAATCACAAAAATCACCGTTGTCCGTATCTATGCATCCGTTAGGGTCATATCTTCCACTGCACTTGTTGCACTTGGTATATCTTCCCTTGTCCTGGCATCTGCTACAAGAAGAGCAATACACCCAACAGTCTTTAGTCGAAGGATTCTTATAGAAGTTTCCAGTTGTCATACTTTCTCCGATAATAATGAGTTCAATTTATCTTTAACTGATATAGAAGTTTTCTTTTTAAATTTAAAGCTTAAAGTTTTTCCGTTTTCTTTGTAAGATAAAAACACATATGAGCCTCCATCTGTTGCATTAATTATAGCATACATCTTTTTTAAAGTCTCTGCACTTATATCTGAATCTACTTTTAGATATATAGGTGTTCCTCCAGAGAAGTTTGAAAGATCTAATTTTTCACAACTGTTTAAAAGTATCTTACTGATTAGGTTCTCTTCATCTCCGTCTTTGTTCACAGCTCCTGTAAGCATAACTACGTCACCGTTTTGGAAGTAGTCATCATCAAACTTCTTTGCTTCTCTAGGAAAGACTATAACTTCAATGTCAGAAGATATGTCTTGTAAATTAAACTTATACATCTTAGCGCCTTTTTTAGTTATCATTTTCTTTGACGAGGAAATGATTCCACCCAAGTTAACTCTAGATCCGGCTTGTAAATCTGCTACTTCTATGATTTCATAATCTATATTCTTAGAAAGAAGATCCCAAACACCATCAACTGGATTCTTGGAAACATATATCCCTAGCTCTTCTTTTTCTTTTTCTAAAATAGTAAGCTCGGTTTGTCTTCCGAAGTCCTGGTCATATACTTCGCTAATTAATTCGTCAAGAGCACCAGCATTAGCTAGGTGTTCAATGGTTGATTTCTTTAGTACCGCTGGACCAGTTCGTCTTAAGAAGTCATGCATCGAAGTGTAAGGGTTGTCTTGATCTCTTGAAGAAAGTATTGCCTCCGATACTGCATAGCCAATTCCGTTGATTGCAGAGAGTCCAAAGATGATTGTTGCTTCATCGATTACGGTGAACTCTTCTACTGACTTATTAATAGAAGGGCTTAAAACTTTTATCCCAAGCTTTCTACAGTCAGAAAGATACAAGGCCAGCTTATCCTTGTTTCCAGTAACAGAAGACAGGAGTGCAGCCATGTATTCCGCTGTATAGTTTGCCTTAAGGTACGCAGTTATGTATGAAATCATCGCATAGCTTGCTGCGTGTGCTCTGTTAAACCCGTACCCACCGAAGTATTCGATATCAGAATATATTTTATTTGCTTTGTCCTCAGATATATCTGACTTCTCCATGCAGCCTTTGACAAACTCTCCTCTGAACAATGCGATCTTGTCCATCAATTTTTTACCAATTACTTTTCTTAAGTCATCAGCTTCTGCTGTACTGAACCCTGCTAGTTCTCTAGCGACTCCCAAAACATCTTCCTGGTAAAGCATGATTCCTAGTGATGGGCCTAACACTTTTTCTAAATTAGGATGATCATATTGAATTGATGACTTTGAATGCTTTCTAGAAATATATAACTTATCCATGCCAGATCCCATTGGGCCTGGACGATACAATGAAATTAGAGCCATGATGTCTTGAACATCTTGTGGTTGCAACTGCACCATTAGTTCACGCATCCCAGTTGACTCAAGTTGGAAAACACCTATTGCATTACCTTTGCAAAGTTCCTGATACGTCTTATAATCGTCCAGGGGTATCTTGTCTACGTCTATCAATATGCCTCTATTTTTATTGACTAACTTAATGCACTCGTCAATCACGCCAAGGTTTCTAAGGCCAAGGAAGTCAATCTTTAATAGGCCGCACTGTTCTACTCTGCCCATGTCCCACTGGGTTATGACAGGGTTGTCAACACCCTTCTTCATGATTGGGAGATAGTCTGTCAGCGGCTCTCTGGATATAACAACCCCTGCAGCGTGCATACCCGTCTGTCTTATGAGACCTTCTAACCCAAAGGCTG